GTTATTGACGCGTCCGCCATATGTGGTGTAAGGTTGACGGGGTTGGCTCAGGCTTGGCAGGTTCCTCCAGAAGAAATTCCAGTAAATGCATGAAATGACAGCGGAACACGCGTTAATCATTCTTGACAGGGCGACTCAGCCAGGCGTAAAGCTAACTAGAATGGACTACATTTCCATACAGTCGGCGCTTGAATTGCTTGCAAAACTTCTATCGACACAAGCGCCTCAAACGGAGTCGGACAGTGACAGCGCTTCGGTTACTTAATATTCCTCCAGGTGAGGCCCCAAAGCTAAACCTATTTACGCGCGATACGTTCGCGCCGGCCGGTTCCCAAATAACGGGGATCGCGGTTGTCAATTTTCCAACGGTCTACGATTTCGAAACTGCCGGAATTGATGACGGGTACTACATTGGAATGTTGTCGGCTCCGGAGGGAACGGTATACGTTCGCCAATATCTAGGGTTGCCATACGGCGGGGAATCGTGGGCGATTCTCGAATTGATTGGACAAACAAGTGGCGGCGGCGGCGGAGGAACACCCCCAACGCCAACGCCATACGATCCGTTGACACAAGCCAAGAAATATAAGACGGACGATCAAGAAGTAGAACAACACGGCTTGGCGGATCGCGCAGCATATGAACGGTTCGCGGCGGACAAAAACGGTTTGACGGGATTCGCGGCGGTCAGGTTGGGCCGCGTTCGGTTGGGAGGTCCAATTGATTAAAGAAATAAAAAGGCTATTTGGATTCGATCGCGCGGCTCCGGTTCGCGCTACCAGCTACGATGCGGCCAGGGTAACGCCAACGAACGAGCGCCATTGGGCCATAGGGCCGCAAACTTCGGACCCTACGCCGGAGGCCCGTAAAATCATTCGCAATCGGGCGCGGTATGAGTCCGCAAACAATTCGATTTTGTACGGAATGATAGAAACATACGCGCGGGATTTGGTTGCTTCCGGTCCGCATCTAAACTTTAAACCGTTTGGGGATGCTCGGCGGGAGTTGGCGATTGAATACGCGAAATGGTCCAACGCAGTCGGATTGGTTCCGCTACTCAAGACCATTACCAAAGTCTACTTGGTTGATGGTGAGGCGTTCCTAGTCGCCACGGACACACCGCCATTCTTTAGGTTAATCGAGACGGAGCGTATTTGGTCAAACGAGGTAACAAACTTTCCAGCGCCAATCGCGTTCGGACAATTCGGGGCGGTCGCGCCATACTCCGGCGTCTACGTCATGTAAGGGATTCGGTACGATTCCGGCGTTGCGGTCGAATATTGCATTGATGGCACTAACTGGGTACCGGCGCAAGCAATGACGCATTGGTTTCGGCAGGATTTCGCAAATCAACGCCGGGGAGTTTCGCGTATTTCAACCAGCTTAGATATGTTCGCCAAGTTGCGCAGGATAGACGCGGCGGTGACAACAGCATATGAAACGGTTGCTAAGATCGCGTTGGTGTTGGAATCGAAACAATTGGCCCCCTCGGAGCTAGCAACGCCATTCGAGGTAATTCAGCTAGTTGAAGGTTCGGTAACGACATTGCCAGACGGGTACGGATTGAATCAAGTAAAAGCGGAACACCCCACAAGCAGCCACAGGGAAACCGCGGCTTATTTCATTGGGGCCGCGGCCAGGTGCTTCCCAATGCCATTGAATAAAGCGTTGGGAACAAGTCAAGATTCCAATTTCGCCTCCGGATCATTGGATAATATCGACTATGAACGGGCGATTGACGACGATAGGCAGGCGCTAACGTTGGGGCCGGTCGCGCGGACTAGATCAATTTTTCTGGATTCACAGGGGTTGCCGGATCAAGATTTGTTTACGGGTTGGGACGCAATTCCTATGCTCAATCCGCAAAATCAATTCGCGGCAATTCAACAGAAATTGGATATGAGGTTGACGTCGAGAACGCGGGAGGCCGCGAAGTTGGGTTATGATTGGGAGACGGTCAACGAAGAATTGGAATTGGAAGAATCGTTAATTTTAGACAATCAACAAACTTCAAACGGGGTGAATGATGCGCAAGCGTTATAGAACAATTAAAGCCAGCGCCGGCGTGGTCATGGCATCGGCAATACAATTTGAAACCGTCGAGGGGGCGGATTCGGCATCGCGCCGGAGGTTCCACCAGGTCGCGTATACGGGCGGCTTGATGGTTGTGCCAGGATATTCGGCTCCGGTGGTCTTGGATTTATCCGGCGCGGTGCTTGCCTCCAAGCGGCCAATTCTTTTAGAGCATGACAAAAAGAGAATTGTTGCTCAATCGGATCGCGTCGAGGTTGTTGATAATCAATTGATTATTGCCGGCGTTATGCTCGGTTCAGAATCGGCCCAAGAGGTACAAGCGTTGGCAGATCAGGGTTTTGAGTGGCAAGCCAGCGTGGGGGCGAATCCAACGAGTACGCCGGTAGTTGTTCGGGCCGGCCAGAAAATAAGCGTCAACAATCAAGAGTTGGAAGGGCCATTTATCTTGATCCGGCAATGGTCCCTCGGTGAGAGTTCATTTGTGCTTGCCGGCGCGGATGGTTCAACGAGTTCACGCGTCGGCGCTCCAATGGGAGTTGCGGCGTCGGCTTCGGCGTGGTGGCAAAATAGCATTCCGGCGGACACGGTCGCGGTTCACGTTCCCAACAAACAGGTTACAGCAAGCGCCATCGAGTGCGCATTACTCCGGACGATGGGAGTTGGAGCAAGGACAGAGAAAGCGTTCACCCCTCAAATAAATGAGGCGGCGGATGCCATGAAGGGCATTGGGCTACATGGGACGTTTCAAAGGGTACTAGCGGCCAACGGAGGTTCTCCGGTCTATGAGGCTCCGGCGCTTTATACGGCGGCTTGCCAGGCCGCGAAGATTCAAGCGGCCAATTCAACGGTCAGTTTGCCTAGTATTTTTTCCAACGTGCTAAACAAAGCGATTTTGGCACAAATGAACATCATTCCAACGGTTTACCAAAACTATTGCAAGGTTGATAGCGCGGTGGACTTTAAGAGTAAGGATTACATTCGGCTATCCGGCGTCGGAGGATTCCAGCGGGTCACGGTTGACGGAGAATTAAAGGAATTCCGATTGACGGACGGGAAGTATAGCGCGGCGCTTACAACGTGGGGTTCTATCATGGGGCTAACACGCAATCAGTTGATAAATGACGATATGGGAGCGTTCGCCCAGTTGCCGGAGATTTTCGGTCGCGCTTCCCAGTTGGCCATTGAGCAAGAATTCTTCACAAAGTTGCTTGCATGGTTTGATTCATCGAATACGTTGCCATTGCCTGCGGCGGGGCATCCATTGAATCCGTTAGGATCATTGGCGCTCGGTCCAACGAATATGGCGGCGCTTCAATGGGCAATGCAATGGTTCCGCGATCAAGTGGATTCGCAAGGGTTGCCTATGTTGACTACTCCGGTCAGTTTGTTGGTTCCAACGAGTTTGGAGGTGCCAGCGCTCCAATGTATGAAGGAAGTGACAGCCAATACGCCGGCGGGGACCAACGTTATGTCGGGCATGTTCCGCGTTGACGTTTCGCCATATCTCAACAACGCGAAAATCACAAACTACAGCCAAAAGAATTGGATGCTATTCGCGGATCCGGCGGTATTGGCCGGTATGATTTGTCTATTCCTAAACGGCAACAGTTCGCCAACGTTTGAATCCTCGGAAATGGATTTTGACGTTGTTGGTGGGATGCGTTGGCGCGGCTATTGGGATTTTAGTTTCAGCGGTGCAGAGAAGCAGGCCGGCGTTATCGCCAAACCTACTTGATCCGGTGCCATGTTTTGTTAGTTCGGTTATTTCATTCAACGCCGGCGCGGTGCCGGCGTTGTTCACAAACGAGGAAAATAAAATGAGTGCAAAAGTATTTCAAAACGGTGATAGGGTGGACTATACGCCAAGCGGTGCGGTTTCGGCTGGAACGGTTGTTATGGCCAACGCAACGCATATTCTAGGCGTTGCTACGGCTGATCTTCCGGCAAACGTGCCAGGATCGCTCAATTGCGAACATGGAACAATCTACGAAGTATCGGAGACAATCGCGGGCGCGGCCGTAGGCTTGCCAGTCTACGCGGATTCTGCGGGAGCGTTGACAGCAACGGCGACTAGCAACACGTTGTTCGGCCACGTTGTTGGTTTGTTGCCAACTATCGTTCGGGCGGTATTCATGCTCGCGTTAATGTTCGGCTTGGCGGAGTTTGCTAGCGCCCAACGGATCGCGGTACAGATTGGCCGAAACGGAGTACAGCAAGGGGGTTTTTCTAGGGCGAGTGGAAACGCCAACAACGATTTTTCCACTACTGCGCGTAGAGGTTCTAACATTGGCGCTCGCGGGTATTGTGACGAAACAGGATGCTATCGTGCTTCAAGCAACGCCACGGTTCAAAACTTCGTTCGGTCGCAATATGACGTCCAATACGGCGTTGAAATGATCCAAGGGACGGAGTTGGTTGAGGAAACCGTTATGGTTCCGGAAACAACGGAAGTTGAGAAAACAATCCAGGTTCCGGTAACGACGATGGTTGA